TTCGACTACATCAACCGTTCTAACTTCCACACGCAGTTCTATGAGGCGGCGCTTGATCTATTGGTAGGTACAGCCACCATGAAAATCGAGGAAACGGACGACGAGACCAACCCTATTTGCTTCAGCACGATTCCACAGAAGGGCATTGCGTTCGAAGAGGGTCCGTATGGCGGTGTTGAGACACACTGGCGACGGTTTGAGGTCAAGGCTCGACTGCTAGAGCGTATGTGGCGCGGGTTTAGCCCATCGCAGAAGGTCAGCAACATCATTGAGAACAGCCCTAACTCCGAAGTGAAGGTGTCTGAGGGCGTTATATTCGACCCCAAGACCAAGAACTACTACGGATGCCTATGGGTAGACGGCGAAGAGCGGTTCTCATGGACTGAAGAGTTTGGTGCATCTAGTCCATGGGTCACTGGTCGCTACACAAAGGTGGCTGGTGAGGTCCGTGGTCGCGGTCCAGCGATGCAAGCGTTGCCTGATGTGCGCTCATTGAACAAGGCGAAAGAGTTTGTACTGCAAAAAGCCGCGATAGATTTGGCAGGAATGTACACGGCTACTGACGACGGCGTGACTAACCCTTACAATATGGTTATCGCACCGGGTGTCGTGATTCCAGTCGGATCAAACAACACCAACAACCCTTCAATTCAACGTCTCGATACAGGATCGAACCTTGCTCTCGCGCAATTCGAAATCGTGGAGCTACAGAACGCTATCAAGTTGGCACTGTTCAACGATCTGCGTGATCCTGCTGGTCCTGTTCGTAGCGCCACTGAAGTTGCTATTGAATCCAGAGAGCTTGCAAAGCGGATCGGGTCGGCATTTGGGCGACTTCAGACCGAGGTACTCATACCAATACTCAAGCGTGTCGTCGCTATACTGACTCGACGCGGATTGATCGTTCCTATCGAGCTGGATGGGCGTGATGTACAGATCAAGTTCACATCGCCACTGGCACGAGCGCAGGATGGTGAGGATCTGTTAGCTGTTCAACAGGCCGTACAGTTCGTATTGGGTACGTCTGGTCCTGATCAAGTGCAGATTGCCTACAAGATCGAAGACTTCGGTACATGGGCGGCGAACAAGACGGGAATGCCAGCAGAGTTAGTGCGATCTGACATCGAGAAACAGCAAATCATCCAAGCTGGCGCACAGGCACAGATGATGCAACAAGAACAACCGGTACCGGCTGAATGAAGTTCTGGGTTGTAAGGAATAACTGGTTTCCAATCGGCTACCACGGAATCGTGTTGTGGCCTTTTGTGTTCGTGAAACCCTATCCAACCGAAACGCAGAACAAGATCCTGTTCCGGCATGAGCTACAGCACTGCTATCAGATACAGGAGCGTGGCGTTGTACGCTTTTACGCACGCTATCTCTGGCTGGCATTGAAGCATGGATACCGCAATCACCCGGATGAGGTTGAGGCGCGAGCTAATCAGGTAAATTCGCTGACGCCAAACGAACTTGAATGGTATGAGAAGAACAAAATTATTCTATGACATGGGAAACTATTGAGGGCGCAAGCCCGGAAGCTAAGAAACAACGCGCCAAAGCACAAGAACAGATCACAGAAATCATCAGAGCCTACCATCGGTGCTTCGCCACTGAGGACGGGCAGAAGGTTTTAGAGGATCTGACCCGGCGCTTTCTATTCGACAACTCAACATCTTTGTCTAGCCAGAACGTCGCGTATGAAGCGGCGTATCACAATGGCGAGGCCGGGGTGATTAGGCTGATTATTCACTACATACAGCAAGCCGAACGAGAGTAACGATTTCATTTCAACATCACTGGAGATAAACCATGGAAGAACAGGCCGTAGAAAGTAACGATACCCTGACCTCATTAGTAGACGCCGCAGAACCCACGTTAGGTGAAGGCGAATACTTCCTGAGTGATGGAATCAAGGGCGTTGGTGACCAACCTGAGTGGTACAAAGCCGACAAATACAAGTCAGTTGCAGAGCAAGCCAAGGCATACACGGAGCTGGAGAAGAAGTTCGGTGGCTTTACTGGCGCACCAAAAGAGGGATACGCAACAATTGAGGGCGTTGAGCAGGATGATTCGCTCTGGCAGGAGCTTGTGTCGTTCGGTGAGCGCACCAATATGTCGCAATCTGCACTGAATGACGCATGGGAGATTCTGACTGCACAAGAACAGGCTGTCGAAGAAGTCTCGATGGAGATGGAGCTTCAGAAGCTAGGCGATAACGGCGTTGAGCGCGTCAAGGTTGTCGAGCAGTACATGAAGAACAACTTGGATTCAGAGACATACGAGCGTGTTCGATATGGCGTAAACAGTGCTGAGGCTGTCGAGTTGGTCGAGGCGCTTATCAAGGCAACGGCCCCCGCTAAATTACCGATTGACGGACACATTGAGCCGGGCGGTATTACTTGGGAAGACATCGAAGCTGAGATGTTCAAGAAGCACGAGAATGGACAGCTACTTCGTTCCGTTGACCAGAGCCATGAGCGCAAGATTCAGCGCATGATGCAAGAGTTTGGCGGTGATCGTCCGTATCAAAGGACGGTTGGCTAATCACTAAATGTTTGTGGTATCATCGGCGCATCGGATACCCCTTTCTTAAGGCCCGGTAGTTTTAGGTTGAACGACTGACCGACTGCCGGGTACTCAGTCTAAAACCTCTTAATCATTGTTATACATTTGACATAGAGGAGACTGAATCATGTCAATTAATCTCTCCGCAGTTGCGGTAACTGAATTTGACAGCATGGTAAAGCACGCCTATCAAGGTATGGGCTTGCTCAAAGGTGCTGTTACTGTACGAAACAACGTCGTAGGTGATACCTACAAATTCCGTAAGATGGGCAAAGGCACAGCTAACCAAAAGGCTACTGCCGCCGATGTTGATCCAATGGACGTAGGCCATTCAATGGTGACTGCTACTTTGGCAAACTGGAACGCGCCAGAGTACACAGACATCTTTGATGCCGCTGAAGTTAACTTTGACGAGAAGCAAGAGCTTGCGAACACTATCGCTGGCGCTCTCGGTCGTCGTTGCGACCAGCTTGTTATCGACGCAATGGACGCTATCACTCCTACTGCATCTGATATCGTTGATGGCGGCACAAACCTGACAATGGCTAAGGTCATTGACGCGCAGGTTGCTCTTCGTGATCAGGGTGTACCTAACTCTGAGCTGTTCGCAGTCATCGAAGCTGGCGGTCTTGGTGGCTTGCTTAACGACAACAAGGCAACTTCTGGCGACTATCAGGCTATCAAGGCGCTTGTATCTGGCGAAATCAACACTCTGTGTGGTTTTAACTTCATCGTGATCGAGACTCGCTCTGAAGGCGGTCTGACTGTAGCTTCTGACGTCGTGGACTCTTACTTCTTCCAGCGTCCCGCTGTTGGTCTTGCTATCGGTATCGATATGAAGACTGAAATCAACTACGTCCCACAGAAGACTGCATGGCTTACCAACGGTATGTTGAAAGCTGGTGCTGTCGTTCGTGATTTGGGCGGCTTGGTTAAGGTCCAGTACGACAAGACTGCATAAGTCTTATCCGGCCCCTTCGGGGGCCATTCTATTTCTAGGTGAGTTATGGCGACCAAGATTGACCTCATTAGCAATGCTCTCATTCTGATCGGGGACACTCCGATTAGCTCACTGGATGGCGGTACACGCCGTGAAGTTGTTGCAGACAAGCTATATGACAACATCGTTCAAAACGAGCTGACAAAGCATCGTTGGACGTTTGCTCGTAAGCAGGTTGAGATAACTAAACAGGTAAGCACTCCGCCAGACCCAAATGGCTGGGCATCTATCTACCAGCTACCCACTGACTTGCTGTTCCTAATCACTGTTTCGCCTGACTCTAACTATCAGGTGTACGGTGACAAGCTATACAGCAACTCATCTGACGAGCTTTACGCTGATTACATCTACAACGCGGCAGAAGCCGACTGGCCTGTGTACTTTGCAAAGGTTGTTGAGTACGCATTGGCTATGGACTTCGCGGCAAGCATTAGAGATAGCGCATCAGCACGAGCAGAGATGGCTGGGGCGTATGTAAATGCGTCTCGCATGGCGCGATTCACAGACTCTCAGCAAGCCCCAGTTGAGCGGATACGGAGCAACCCATTCGCTAGTGTGAGGTACTAATGGCTAAGACTCGATTCATCCAGTCTAGCTTTGTCAGTGGAGAGCTTTCTCCGCTGTTGAAGGGTCGTACTGACATCAACCAGTATTATCAGGCGGTAGAAACTGCCGATAATGTTGTGATCGTCCCTCAAGGCGGGATGCGTCGTCGCCCCGGAACTGAGTTTATCGCTGAGACCACACGCGCTTTAGTCAACTGGGCGTATACAGGCAGTATGCCGAACGGCGGTAATCCGTCTGTTCTTGAAAGTATTTCAGACTCGCCAACAACATCGACCACAGTACCGATTGGCACGACTAATAACTATGTTGTGATTAAGGCGGATCGTGGCGCAAGTAACACGGCGAAAACTGAATTTGTCGATATTCGGCAGATCAGCATATCGGCTGGCAATACATCTGATGAATTCAAGATCCAATATTCATCGGACGATGTGACATACACGGATGCGGCTGATGTGCCATTGATTGGCTCAAACCCGCAGGATTTCCGCATCAAGATAGGTATATACGCTCGCTATTGGCGTCTTATTCGCGTCGGTACGACAGGACTGGGACTGTCTACGATTTCTGCGGCGGCGTTTACGTTGATACAGGAGACCGGCGCTGATAGTGACTGTAAGCTGGAAGACTTTAGCGTTGAGGATGATCGCCATTACTTGGTTGAGTTCACGCGGGACAACATCGCTATCTTCCGCTCTCAGCTTGGAGGTTCGAACATCCTGACTACGCGAGTCGCAGACATTAAGCCTACTTATGGCTCTAGTGTTGACGTATCAACTGTGCGTACAGCACAGATAGAAAACGTCATGCTAGTGTTCGGCAACTTCGAGCCTATCCGCTTGGTGAATCTTGGCGCTGATGC